CGCAAGCTCTTTGATCCGAAGGAGGAGAAGATCGGCGGTCAGGTCATGTGGGTTGCTTCCGATGGTACGATTTTGAACCGAACCAATTCAGGGAATCCGTCTATAGACTCAGAAGCCCTGCGTGAGATGAAGCACCCCGCGGCATCGTTGATACTGGAAATCAGATCCCTGTTGAAGACAAGGGATACGTTCCTCGGGAAGCACGTTATTGGTCACGAGGTAAACGGACGGGTATTCCCCACTATCAACCAGACCAAGGGCGAGACAGGTGGCACCGGCACTGGTCGTCTGTCGTACCAAGATCCGGCCATGCAGCAGATCCCGTCTCGCAACAAGGAGGTGGCGGCCATCGTCAAGCCCTGTTTCCTGCCAGAAGAAGGGCAGGTGTGGGTCGACGGGGATATGAATTCATTCGAGGTGCGGGTGTTTGCCCATCTGATCAACAACCCCACTATCAATGAGGAGTACAAGCGCAAGCCGGACACGGATCTGCATGAATTTGTGGGCCAGTTGACGGGTCTACCGCGAAACGCCAGCTACAGTGGGCAGGCAAATGCCAAGCAGCTCAACCTGTCGATGATCTTTAACTCCGGCAACGGCGCTATCGCGGAAAAGATGGGTATGGACTGGAAATGGGAGTCCTTCACTCCCCGCACCGGCGAAGAAGTTGTTTACAAAAAGGCTGGTGACGAAGCCATTGAGGTGATCGAGCGGTACCACCGCCGGGTGCCGGGGGTTCGCGAGCTGGCCGAGAAGATGAAGATCCGAGCGCAGAACTGGAATTTTATAAGAAACTACAAAGGGCGAAAGCTCCGATTCCCGCGTGGGTACAAAGCATACAAGGCTTCTGGCATCCTGATCCAGTCCACTTCAGCAGAGCTGAACAAAGAAAACTGGAAGCTGATCGAAGATGCCCTTGGCGATGATGGCTATTTGTTACTCAACACCCACGACTCTTACTCTATGTCCATGCCCGAGGATTGGGCACCTATCTGGAAGCGGGTTAAAGAAGCAGTAGAAACCCCGCGCCTAAGGGTGCCCCTGTTGCTTGATTTGAATGGCGTAGGGTCCGACTGGTGGCAAGCAGTCAAGAAGGAGGATTAAATGGAAGAGTATGCTTCCAATGTATTGGATATGCGTCGGCTACAAGAGATAGCCGAGATCGAGGAATACGCTTGGCGCGTTTATTATTCGGCTCTTGAGTACGTAAAATGCGGGTTCTTCGTCATCCCCCTTGTTGCCGACGGCAAGGCTCTGCCCCCAAGGGAATACAAGGTGACGTACGCCAACGCTTCCAACAATACTCGGGTTATTCGCCGTTGGTTCCACCCGGAAGAAGGCAAATTTGCCGGGTGGAATATCGGCATCGCCACGGGACGAGAAGGTGGCTGTTTTGTTATCGATGTTGACCGCCACGGGGACGAAGACGGTATCGCAAACATGCGGGCATTGGAGGAGGCACATGGCCAGTTGCCTATCGGCCCCTCTCAGAAGACCCCGAATGGCGGGTATCACTACCTGTTTCGGTGGCAGGAAAACGCCACTTCTTCCACCAACAAGATAGCGCCGGGTGTGGATACTCGGGGCGGCGAAGCCAACATCTGTCGTGGCCACATCGTCGCTTTTCCTTCGAAAGTGAATGGAAAGCAATATGAGTGGATATCGAGCGGCCCACTGCCCATAATACCTGAATGGGTGATGGACAAGATGGGCGTAGCTTGGAAGCCGAGATCCGAGCGACCCAAGTATGTATCCGGGGCTGGACGGGGCAACGAGAATGTCACGGTAGACGACTTCGAAAAGACGGTTCCCGAGGAGCAGGTAATCCGCATGCTGGACTCCATCGACCCGGATGACCTGTCATACGAGGAGTGGTACCGCGTGGGCATGGCCATTAAGTCCCAATATCCCGGCGAAGATGGCTTGAAGATGTGGGACGACTGGTCGAAAGACGGGCACCGCTACAAAAAAGGCGAATGTGACATCCGGTGGAACGGCTTCTCCGAGGAAGGAACGGTACGCATGGGTACCCTGTTCTATATGGCAAAGGAGCACGGATGGGAGCCACAGGAAGATGACGTCAAGATGGGCCGAATCCAGGCCGAGATCGAGCGTGTCAACTCCGAGTACGCATTCACCATTGTTGGCGGAAAGGCCCGAATCTTACGGGAGAGAAAGAAGACCCACGAATCCGAAAATCATATGGCTTCTTATGAGCTGATGACAAAGGATTCGTTCGAAGCGTTCCTTGAGAACGACAAGGTGACGGTCGATGAAGAAACCGGGAAGAGAATTTCAATCGCCAAGATCTGGTTGGCTAGCGTGTCTCGACGAACCTATCCCAATGGAATTGGCTTATTCCCGGAAGGAGCACCCCCAGGTTATTACAATACATGGGAAGGTTTCTCCGTCCGACCTATTAAGGGTAAGTGTGACCTTTTCCTCAATCACATAAAAGAAGTTATCTGTAATGATAATGATGATGAGTACGAATGGGTGCTTGACTGGATGGCGGACCTTGTTCAAAACCCAGCCGATCCCAAAGGAACAGCGATTGTCATGCGAAGCGGTGAAGGCACTGGTAAGGGAACTGTGGCCAATACCCTCGGCAGCCTGTTGGGCAGCCACTATATGCATCTGATAGACGATGCTCACCTGACCTCTAACTTCAATGCTCACCTTATTGACGCATTGCTGGTGTTTGCAGATGAGATCACATGGGGCGGCAACAAGAAGACAGCCGGTAAGCTGAAGGGTATCGTAACCGAAAGGCACATCATCGCAGAGAGAAAGGGTGTCGACGCCCAAAGCTACCGCAACCTGATGCGGTTGATAGTGGCGTCAAACGAAGGGTGGGTAATCCCAGCCGGGGTAGATAGCCGCCGTTGGTATGTGACCGACGTTTCAGAGAAGTACAAAGGGAACATGAAGTACTTCGACGCCCTTCGCAAGGAGTTGAACAATGGAGGAAGAGAAGCCCTGTTGTACTACCTGATGCATCGGAAAATCAAATCAGATCTCCGAGTGGCCCCACACACCGAGGCCCTGCAAGAACAGAGGGACCGGTCCACACTGTTGGAATCCTTCCCTGCTTGGATATCTTCAATTGTGATGAGCGGAGTAAAGTCGCCGGACGTGATGAGCCAAGATTCGTTTTGGCCAGAAATGGTCTTGAAAGGGGATCTGTACAACGAGTATGAGGAGTGGTGCCGAACTAGAAACAAACACCCAGATCACAGCATCATCTTCTTCAAGAAGATCAAAGAGCTTGGATTCAGACCAAAGCGGATTACGCATCCGAATGGGAAAGAAAGGCCGTATGCTGTAGTAGTACCGAAACGCGACAAAGTAGCAGAAGCACTTAAGCAACGATATGGGGTACGTACCGATGAAGAAAATGAATAAAGTAGACGTGGTGGTGGATCTGCAGTTCGGCTCAACTGGCAAAGGTCTCATCGCCGGGTATCTGGCGAAAAATGGTGATTATGACATGGTGGTAAACGCCAACATGCCGAACGCAGGCCACACTTTTGTGGATAGGACGGGTCGCACTTGGGTCCACAAGGTGTTGCCCAACGGGATCGTAGGCGATTCAGTGCGAGTGGTTGGCATCGGCCCCGGATCGGTATTCGATCTGGATCAGCTGATCAAGGAGTACATATACTCTCGCGACATCATGGAGACAAAGGGCCTCATTATTCATGAATCAGCGGTTGTTCTTCAGCCGCGACATCGCGAAGCAGAGAAAAGCTCGCTGAGCCGAATCTCGTCCACAATGCAGGGATCGGGCGCTGCCCTTATGGAGAAAATGGCCCGCGACCCTGAGTCTCATATCTTGGCCAAAGACGCTCTGAAAGGGACGATATTTGAGACCTGTGTTGTGACTCAGGCCGAATGGCTGCAGATCCTGCACGACTCGAAATCGATCCTGCTGGAGGGCGCACAGGGATACAGCCTGGGGATCAACTCTGGGTTCTGGCCATTCTGCACCAGCCGGGATTGCACGCCCGCCCGATTTATGGCAGACTGCGGCATCCCGGCCAACTGGCTGCGCCACGTCATCGGGACAGCGCGTATGCACCCGATTCGCGTAGGCAATACCCCCGATGGTTACAGTGGCGACATCTACGAAGATCAAGAGGAGATCTCTTGGGAGTCACTGGGTGTCACCCCCGAAACCACCACTGTGACAAAACGAGTGCGCCGGGTGTTCACGTTCAGCATGCAGCAGATCCGTGAAGCCATTATGGCTTGCCAACCGAACTACGTTTTCCTCAACTTCTGTAATTATGACGATGAACTGGCCGTACACACAATGTTCTCGATCAACGATGCGCTGGATGCATATGGCCCGGATGGTGCCCGTGTTCGGTACACCGGCTGGGGTCCGAAAGAAACTGACGTACAGGATCTGGGATGATGGAAAAATTGCAAATCAATGACCTGATACGGTCACAGTATGTGAAGCGGTGGCACATTGTGAACACCTCTAAAAGCCAATCTCTGGCTGAACACCAATACAACGTCGCCATCATTGGGGCCACAATAGCGGCCAAGATGAGATTAACCAGTGTGGTGATAAAAGAAGTGGTAATGGTTGCTTTGACGCATGACATCCACGAGATCGTAATGGGAGACGTCCCATCCCCGGCCAAGCGCCGGGGGACCGAGGAGGGGGACTTAGAGTTCCAGTTGCCGTTCAATTATTATGTGGATCGGAACACCAGATCTACGGTGGATACAATAGTCAAAGCAGCCGATTTTCTGGACGCCATCCATTTTGTGGACGAGAACGGAATGGGGAGGCACGCCAGAGCAGCGGCTGCCGATATACGCCATGCCTATGATAAATGGAAGGCGGAGCAAGACGAGCGTCTACAGGGGGTGCTGAAAGATGTAGAAGAGGAGCTTTTCAGCCGGGGGTTTGTCATATGATCAGCGAAAGTGACATGCGCAGGGAAGTGGTCAAGCTCATCGAATCGGACGGGGGCCATGCCTCGTCCGTCGAATCGCATGCCACATCGGCGGGGATACCAGATCTGGATTTTTGTTGGGACGGCCTTGAGGGCCACATAGAACTGAAATTTTGGACAGTGAAGAACAACAAGGGGCTGCGTCCTTCTCAGGTGCGCTGGTTCCGTGATCGAATCAAAGCAGGAGGTAAACCATGTATACTGGTAAAAACAATGGCGAATATCTTCATCTTAGTGCCGGGAACCCGGTACAGGGACCTTCAAGGAAAAGTTTCAAGTCTCATGCAGGCGGAGATAGAGCGAAACTCGAAACACCGATGGACACAGTTTCCAACCGCGATGGAGCTGAAGGATGCGCTGAACGATTTAATCAAGGGAAGCCAGAACTGAGTTACATGATGGACTTCCCTAATGCCATGAGAGGAATGGCTCGGGTGATGGAGTACGGGGCCAAGAAGTACGACCGCAACAATTGGAAAAAGGGTGGTCTGACTGCTGAAAGCTACATGGACTCGTTGTTACGGCATATGATGGACTGGAAAGAAGGAAAAATCAAAGATGATGAAACAGGCGAAGACCAGCTCTACCATATTGTGGTCAACGCCCTGATGTTGGCGGAAATGTACGGTTCGTCTAACTAGACTTCCTTTTCTTGGCCTTGCTGGCCTGAATTGCCCTGCCTTGGCGGTCTGCTTCCGCCTTGGTGGGGTAAACCTTCCCCTTGCTGCCGTACTTATAGCCGCCTTTCACTTTTCGAGTGGGCATGTCATCTCCCCTTTATCGAGTTAGTGGCGTTCACACCGAATGAACCGGCAACAATGGAACCCCACGCGGTTGTGATAGGGACAAACAAAGATGTGATGGCTTCCATAGCCTCTTTTGATCTTGTGGCGTCACCTACCCCAAAAGAATGCATTAAGATCAAAACTACCGCCATTAACAGGTAGAATCCGTACGCCTTACAGGTGAAAGACGATAGCTGCCGCCGCATGATACCATTGGGGTCGAGGGTTTTGACCCACAATGCTTTTGCTTCGGCGGACTCTTTTTCTGTTTCGATCATTTCACTGGCGATGCGTTCCACAGCGCCAAACGTGTCCCCTGTGAATATCGATTTTAGAAATCCGATCATTTACCACCTCGCAGGCCCGTCAGTGCGGGTATCAACATGGGTGAACGTTTTGTACTTTCCAAGCCCGTATTTCTTGGGATACTTCCGGTTGAGATACTCATAGATTTCGTGGGGATCGATACCATCCACCTGAATATCAGCAGCTCGCCCTTCCTTGTGCTTGGATTTATCAGCTCCGCCTACCTTTTTGTTGTACTCTTCACAACGACAGCCGGAGGTGATCTTGATTTTCCGCTTGAACCAATCCCTGAGATCCTGCAGAACCCCCAAAGTCTCGTGGTCCACAGTATCGAAACCACATCCGCATTTGCAAGCGAATTCAGATCTGTCGAAATTTTTACTTAAATCGCCCATCGTATTTCTCCAGTATCATATCAGTAAAACGTCTGGCCGTGTCTCGGACCCAATTTGTTCCTAGATGACCGATCATGGCCGCCGAGAACAATGCCCATTCCGGATCCAGCCCTAACCCCGCCAGAACATTATTGCTTACAATAACCAGTATGCCCACTGTGGGCAGCTCGATGGTTATCCTCCACAGTTTTCTGAGTTTGTTGTCACCGAGAATTCTAAGTATAGCCAATAAAACCGCCGCGATAAGTGCTCCTGGCCCTGAAGTTGGGGCCGCACCCACAGCTTGCTTCAGTTGATCAATGAAGTCTTGCATGTCCATCCTCGAATAATACTCGACATTATCTGTTTTCCCGAATGAATTGACGTTTGGCCTCGCGTTCAGCGATCACGTCCGCGTATTCCGCTTTCATGTCGGAGATGTCTACACCCAGCGCCTGTGCTTCAGCCATCTTAGTGACGACATAATCAGTGGATGTGAGGTAGGCTTTGGCTTCTGCTAGTGATTCTTGTCGCTGCTTCTCTGCTAACTTCTGTTGATTAATCTGGATCATTCTACACTCCGATAACACCTTGTTGATATAGAGCCAACAGTTGTTCGTCAGTGAATTCATTACTCACTCCACCAAATCCGTCAGGAGTGCCTAGTGATTCGTCTATCTCCCAAGCATCTCTTGCTGATCTGTCACTGGGGATTTGAGACACATCTGCGAACCAATAGGGCAGATCTTGGGGGACGTCCTTTTCAGCAATCGCTTCAATGCCAACGGCATCAAGCACTTCTTGAACTGGTATTAGGATAGCTATTGAATTGTCTGGGTTTTTGTAGATGATTCTTTTCATTACGTTCTCCTTTATCTGAAGCTGTGGTTATTATCTTATTATGGCAACAGATACTAGCAATGCGTCATAAGTTGAGGTACCGCTCTTAGCAGCGACCGTTAAAGACGTAGTCTTTATTGTATCTATAAGTGGTAAAGAAGGTGAAGTTAGTACTACAGCTGAAACTTGCGTACTATCGAACTCCTTAGCCCACCCACTTACTGAATAATTATTATCAGGCATAGCAGTAGCGAAGTTAACCGTATACACCCCGACCCCATTATCAGTAATACTACTCACATTCCCAGCGGCTCTAATCGCTACTGTACCAGTGCCATTAAAGTTTACCCAAGCACGGCAGGATCCGACTCCGCCTCCACCGATCTCCGTCCAAGGGTGCCATGTTGCATCGTGCCGAACTCGTACAAAAGTCCTTCCTCGTGTAGTACCGACGCCGAATACTTCTACGGCGATTTGGACATACCTTATAACTGTATTTTCTGTACCGAAGGAATCTATGCTCCAGTGCCGTGCCTCTGTGCTTCCCCCCAATGAAGGAAATCCAGCCGCTACAGCGGAAGCCTCCGTTCCTTCAAATACACCCCGTGAACCTGCGGGTAGGTAGGAAGTAGTTACCACGGGGGCACTGGAACCAAACCCCTCTACTTGAGAGTTTAGTGCCTGAACTTGTGAATTAATAGAACTTACATCCGCAGGTGTGGCGTATGCGGTGGAGTCAGTGTAAGCAGCAGTTCCTAGGTGACTATTAAGAGGAACCTCGGTGGGGCCAGTTCCAGTATTAACCAATGCAGCTGTACCAAACCCATCTATATTTGTGCCCCAACTAGTTCCATTATATACCCTGAAAGCAGAATCGGTAGTGTTCCAATACAACGCACCTACTTGAATAGGATTACCGTCATTATCAGTTAAGGGGTCGGACGATTTAGCTCCTAAATATCTATCATCGAAATGATCATATATGGTAGCTGCGTTTGTTTCACTGGTGGCCGCTGCCGAAGCCGAATTAGCTGCGTTTGTTTCACTGGTGGCCGCTGCCGAAGCCGAATTAGCTGCATTTGTCTCACTGGTGGCCGCGTTAGATGCACTGGTCGCCGCCTGAGATGCACTGGTTGCCGCTTCGGCGGCCTTTGTGGTGGCAGTGTTGGCAGCGTCGGTAACAATAGATACGTCAAGAAGGAGATCGGACTTGGCTATGCTGTCCGCCTCAGACACGGTGGTATGTTGTGTGTGGACGTAATACAGATCTCCAGCGCTGTCTCGCCAAATATCGCGTTCGTAATAAACAGTCGGTGTGGACCAGTTGCCTCTCCAAGACCCGACTTCTTGTGTGGCTATCAGATTGCCGTTGGAATCGAACGACAGTAATTTCCCGGCTCGGTTGGCCGCTGACAGGTATATTTTTGTTTCTCCAGCGTCGGATACTACCTGTGAGAAACCAAACGTACCGTAAACGGAGTTTTGGGCCTGTTGGATCAGCATCGTCAATTTATCCAAGGCTGACTCGTGAACTTCAGCCGGGAATCGGCCATAGGTAGCATAATCAACAAGCTGATCTAGAGGAACAACCCTGATGATTGCCACCTCATCGCCGGATGATACTGCGACGCCAAAATCAACAGAACCGCCGGGGTTATTGGCCTGATCCGGGTTCACCGACACCGTAAATCCGGTGGTTACCTCAGAACCGTTCACATACACGTGAATATGCGAGGCATCCAGAGTCACAAAATTAAAAGGGAAACTTGTGGTGATACCGTTCCCCACTGCATATTCTGCGTTTTTGGTGGTAGAAACAGTCATATTAGAACCTCGGCTTCAATTCTTCCTTAGATGTGAGTGGCTCTTCACCCGGCATGTTTATCGGGGAACGGATCGGCCTACCATTAATTATAGCATCTATCGGCAGATCCTGTCCAATCAACCCTGTTTCGGCCATATTGCGGATGAAGGTAATAGGGTCTTCACCGAATTCTTCGGTCAGTTGGTTCCGTAGCTCAGGATATTCCTCTAGGATTGGCAACAAGTCCTCTGTTAAAAAAAGACCTCGACCCGCTTGAAGGGCCGAGGCCAACCCGCGCTCAAGAATCTCAGCTTTGCGAGAACCGGGGCCGGAATCGAGGGACTTAAAATCATCTCGTTTGACGATCTCGCTTAGAATGGCCTTACGGACCTTGCCTACTCTTTCAATATACCGGTCGTAGAAAATACCCTCGCCGCCATCGAGTGACAACAAAGAAAAAGTCACGGGGCCGACAATGATGATGGGTTCGGGATCTCGGGGGGTTATCCCGTTTTCAATAAATTGCTTGTCCACGGGGGTCGGTTCTTTCACCTTACCCGTTTTGATGGGCGAAACCGCGTGAGCAAGCATACCACCTTCGGGGATGATGATTTCGCCATCCCAATACCTAGCCGGACGCACATATTCAGACAATCCGGGGATATTAGACTTAAGCTTCTGCTCCAGATAAGCGCCGAAATTGCGAGACAGTTTGTCTTTGTCGGCTATGCGGGTCTGGGGGTCCACAGCCTTTTCAACGGAGCGCACAAGGCCAGAATATGGAACAAAACCTGTGGCGTACGAAGCGGCCCAGGATTTAGGGTCGCGGTCGCCGGATGCCACTTCAACAAAATCCGCGAAGCTGCTCATCCATGTGGAATCCATCGCCACCTCGCCCATGGCAACAATGGCATTCATCATGTACTTCTCTGCATCGCGAGGATCTTTGGCGTATGCGGCCTTGTCGAAGTAATTAGTAACTGTAGCCAGCGACTGAGCGAACGGATCGGTGCGATCGAGGCTGTACCAAGTATCCCCGATTTTCACGCCCTGAGGTTTCCACCCCGTGGCCTGCTCAAGATATCTTTTTTCGGCCCAATCCGAAGGACCGTCGCCGGTTAGAATGCCCGCCATATACAATTGATATGCCGCAGCCGACAGGCTTACCCCGGTGACCATCTTGGCTGCCGCGATATCAGCAGATGCCCCACCTTTTTGAATTTCCTTCCACAGCCGAGGAGAAACAGCAGCAATAGCCGACGTCTCCATGGCATAGTTAAGAAGGTTTGCTGGGGTGTTGATAAACGGCATCACGAAACCGAAAGCCGGAATCTTGCCCACAAGTTCTTTCGCTGCCTTGGCTGTGACCCCGACTACCCCGCCTACTTCAGCCTGGGTAAACGTCACATGCTGAGCAAACTCTACCGCCTCGTTATACATCTGGGTCGGCGGGTTGTCGAGAACAGAGGCGATGTGCTTGTTGAGATCTTCGCCGCGAAGACCGGCTTTAATACCGTCGCGGGTAGCCAGAGCGTAAAGCTGTTGGGTAAAAGCCACTGATTTGGCGAATTCATCCTCGGCCCGCAACAGGCGGAAAGACATGGTGGATAGGTCACCCACGGCCTGACCGAAAGCCTTGTGAATCTCACCATGGGCTTCGTCTTTAGACACGCCGAACTGGGAGTTGCCGGTTTTCAGAGTATTCGCCATCATCCGGATACCGGATTTGACACCTACCCATCCCCCAGCCATAGCAGAAATAACTTCTTCCGGATAAACCCTGTCTTCAGAACCGGTTATCCGGGTCCTGATGGATCCAATACCAGCAGCCGTGGGACGGATAACAAGATTTTCCCAAGCATTGGTTATCGCGGCGGACGAAACGTTGACTGTGTGGGTTTCGACGCCAGATAGGATGTTGTTTTTCCAGTACTCCAACGCTACCCTTGTGGCGGAATTGGCCTTATCGACCATGAAGTTGACAGCACCGGGAACACCCTTGTCCTTGGATTTAGAAAGGAACATTTCCGCATGGCGCTCAATATCCTGCGGGTTGCCCCACATTTCATTCACACGGGCAAGGTCGTTCAAATTCCCATTTGAAATAGCGGTGGCGATCATCTTCTGCTGGTTTAGAGCACGCGCTACCTCTGTTGCCTGACCTCTTGCATATGTGTACAGGGTCTTCATCTGGTTGAATCGGTGCTGATACATGGCCATTGTTTCTGGGGTGCGGTCGCCTGAAACCACCCGGTTGGCAAGATCGATTGTTTCTTCGCCCACAGTAACAAGGAGGCGACGGAGGCCATACAGCTGGGTATCGGTCAGCAGCCCTGTTTGAGTGCCGGACAGGATGGGTTCAAGCTCTCGGCGGATGTCCGCCATAGACCGGACCTTGTTGGATATCTCAGCATGAGTGCGGATATCAGTGGGGTGCTTGGAACCCATAAGTTCCAACATATATCCAAGATCTTCAGTGGTTTCGGTTCCGGCCATCAGGCGGTCGATAGCAGCCGGATCCGGGTCCTCGCGACGTTTGGCATATTCTTCAAGAAGAGCTTCCATTTCGTCAACAGGGACTGCTTCCGGTTCTGTCTTTTTGCGCGCTGACTCCAAGATCTCATCGGTGTTGCGTGACAATAGACCCTTTAAGTACCGAGGAAGCGATGTGCCGAGGGCAGCGACCTGAATGCCCTCGGTAGGCCCAGATCCCATACCTTCCGGCTTCTCTGCCCGGGGTTCCTGCTCTATGTTCCTGAGGATATCCAAACCTGCGCGGCCTTGGAACATAGAAAGAGCGTCGTTTTGGAATTGCTTTTTGCTTTTGATCATTTTGTAAACCGCCCTTGTTCGTCACGTTTCTGTTCGCTGACACCAACTGCCACGCCACTTGCTCCTATGAACGGAACCCCTTTCTTGGTCCACTCTTCGATCACTTCGGGGGTGATCTGGATGCGGTTAAAAGTAGATGAGGAATCATTCCCGACGTTTATGAACTCGTCGCCAAATGCACTTAAAAGATATTCAACATCTTCGGGATTTCTTAAAGACCTTTCGAGACCCCATATTTTAATAGGACCATCGAATATCTCCAAATCATCAGCAGAAAAAGACCCTCTTACAGTAGCTCCTAGCCTAGTTAATTCTTCTATGAAACCTTTATGGATATCTTCATTTGTAACAAAATCAGCAGGGTCTATATCACTAACCATAATTTCTATGCCACTTCCCACTAGGTCCGGCCTGTCCACCTGATCTACCTTTAGGCCGAGCTGTTTGGCCACCTTGGCTTTCTCTTTCAGCAGGTGTTTTGACGCGCCTTTAGCCATCGGGGAGTTGGTGTTGCCTCCCCAATGTTCGATGATGTCGAGCTGATCTATAGACGATGGCCACAATATTTCTTTCTTTCCTTTAGATACGGCCTGCATTATCTGTTGGCGCATCATCAGCTTCGGCCATGTCTTCAAGTACGGGGTCTTAGGGGCCACGCCGTACCTAGGCATACCATACACGAAGTTGGAAATCATTTCCTTCTCTTCCGGAGTAGCGGCAGCCCAGATTTTTGCCGGAGCATTCTTCTGGGTTACGTCGATGCCTTCCCTTTGGGCGATGGCCAACTGCACGGCGTTTGTCTCGCGGAACTTTCTCAGCTGATCCACTGGGTATTTGGACGGAAGTGAGCGCTCGGTCTCCTTCAGAGCTACTTCGCGAGGCAGGCCCTCGCCGAACATGCCGGTACCATACGTACCCCATCTACCAGCAGCGGTGGCTGCGTCAGACTGTTCCTCAAGGATCAGCATGGTGTCGCCGAGGTCGTGGTACCTGATATGGCCAACGTTTGTCATGCCCGGAGCAATGTCGCCCTCGAAATGACCAGAGAACTGACCTTCAGACGGAACAGTGATCACAATCTCAGAGTAACCGGGCAGATCTTGGTTAATAGTGTAATTGCCCCACCTCGGCTTCGGGATGTCAACAAACTCGGGCTTAGACCGCATCATCTGCATGAGGCTTTTAATGTCATCCTTGGATACATTGTCCCCTAGATCAGACTTGATCCAATCGAAGCTGAACCAATCCACAGCCTCTTGGCTAATGTTCCCAGCATTGACTTCCTGCTGCAACTTTCGTTCTAGCTTGTTTACGTCAATAGACGCCGAATCCGGATACCATTCGTCAAGTTTCTGAACAACAGGGTCTACCCATCGCGGTTTAGCCTGCGGTACTCCAATAGACCCGCGTTGAGCCGCAAGCGAACCCGGCGGCTTAGGTTGTCCCGCATGCAAGTTGTTCCACCCGTTCCTTGCAGCCTTTGAAGCAAAACTGCGAAGACTGGGATCTGACATCACGTTAATTGGGCCGCCAATAGCTGCAGTAAGTGCGGCAGACATGCCGGCCATCTTAGAGGCTTCCCCGTAGTCAATGGCGTCGGTAACACCAGCAGCTTTCATTACGTTCTGCTCGGCCAAAGAGTAAGAGGCACCTGCTGCAGCACCAACAGCCGATTCCACAGCAAGACCAGATAACATTTTAACCATCCGCTTCTTGATTCCGCTGCGAATGGCGTTACCAGCAAGCTTGGTGGCAAGAGCGCCGCCACCGAATGACACATAATTGGTGAGATCCAACAAGCCTCCCTTGAGGAATCGACCCATTTCGTTCCAATTGTTCATATCGGTGCGGTCGTAGATCTCTATGGCCGTAAGGAATGCCTTGGCGTACTCGGGGTCCTCGGAGCTTACTACGTTGTAAGCCATAAGGGCCTGTTCGGGGATGTTATGGAAAAACATCCCCATTGTATCGAGAAGTTGTTCACTTACTTCTTCATCAGTCATCCCTTCGGTTGTTTCGCCGGTGTTGAATTCAATGATCTTTCGACCTGCTTCTATCCAAGCCGGTGTTGTTGGCAAGTCTTCTTCTACTATTATATCCGGAAGTTCGCCAACACCAAGATCGAATTCAGCGTCATCGGGCTGAAGGAAGTCTTGCACAAACTCTTGGTTGTAATTTTCAGCGCTGTGTGTAGCTTTCCGGGTCAGATCTACAGACGCCCACGCCACAGCCGCCTGTTCAGTCTTTTTGGACCACGGGGTTCGATCAAGTTCGGATAAAAAATCCTCGTATGTACCGCCTTGGTCAGCAATGCCCATCGCGATGCGGCTCAGCCCTTCGACATCATCCCAAGGAGGACCCATCTCAGTGTTGATCTTGCTTTCCTTGAGTATCTTGATGCCCTTATCTATTTCGGGACTATTGAGATACTTATTGCGATATGGAACACCGGTGCGGAAATCACGGCCAGCTATTTCGATTCCGCGTTCTTTGACAAATTTGTTTGGTAATTCGATCCCGGAACCATGGGGCTTAAACGTAGACCCGTTGACATAAGCCTCTTTGAAATCATAGATCTCTTCTGAGATACCGGCAGAGTCAAGGCCAGAAGTCTCATAAGCGGATCGGAATTTGCCGTCGATACGCTTATCTTCCTCGGCTTTCTTGGATGCCGAGATTTTCTTGGCGAAAGTGGCCCCCGGAGATTTTTCTTCGATCTCCTTACTGCGCCAGTCTACGATCTGCTGAGTAAAATCTGTCATTGTACCGACCCAAAGATTCCATTAACAATTTCTTTTACGTCTTCTTCGGAAATAGCATCTGAACGCATTTCTTCTTCCAAATTCCGAAGAGTGGCGTCCTTATCTACATTTCCTTCAGTGTCCGTCACAATATGATCCACAGGATTTGATCCATCAGAGAGCCTTTTCACTGACTCACGGGCGCGTTTAACATTGTCACGGACCTGTTTGGTCATATAGTTTTCTTTGTTTCGATCCCACCAAGCATGAGGATCGAAATCAATGCCAGATTCCATAGCAGCCCTGTTGAGGTCATACTCAGCCTGAGCGGCGAGGATGGAATGCAAACCCGTCTGGTCAAGGAACGACCCCATGCCGGTTTTGGGTGCCCCGGTAAGAGTGGTCCATATGTACTCAGATACCGTCTTAACCTCGGGGTTGTCTATCTTAAACTCGGTGGCCTTATTTACCTGATCCATCAGGCGCGAGTAATCGGTGGCGCTGAGGTAGGCATTGCCAACCCGATCACCGGTAACAGGGTCATACCCCATCGCCCGGTGTAGTTCCTGCACTATATGAGCGCGGCGGTTAGCCAAAGTATCGTCACCAGGTACAGACAACCCGCGTATCATAACCGACATACGATTCAGGAAATCGGGATCGGACCTGTTTGTTCCACCGCCCTCAGCCATAGACCGATTCAAGGTTATCAAGGTCTTGGCGTCGCCGTTTTCCATGGTCAGCGCGTGGTTACGAATATCGCGCCAATCCATGGGCTGGCCTTGATCAAGAATCTGGGTAGAAAGATTCACATACCGATCAAGACTGGCGTTGATCCTGTTCTCTCGGGCGCGGGCCTCGGCTTCCCGTTTCAGATCAGAAAGCTTGCCGTCGATTGTCCTCAAAGCAGACGCCCGGTCGGAAGGAGTCAGAGAGTCATCAAACAGAGCTTCAGCTTTGATTCGTTCCAGTTGGGGGATCGAACTAGACGAACTTGTGGCCACAACATACTGGTTGGAGCGAACCTTGGAAGGAAGCTCAGTGACGTTGCGCCGGTAGTGATCAGCGTCCCAGAGGCCGGTTTTCAAGGCAGACTCAGCTATGTTTGTGGCACCAATGAGGTCACCGGCGTTCACAGCATCTGCGAACTGCTGGTCAACCTTGGCGGACATTTCTTCGACGAGGCCGATGTTCCGAGCTGATATTACTTGTTCAACGCCCTGTGAATAAATCCGAGAGTGGAAAAGGCCAAGTTCGTTTTGAGCAGTCTTATCGGGAATGCTCTCATATTCCGACTCAATGATGTTCTTGGAGCTTACTTCGTAAACCTGGTCCATCACCTCATGGGCCGGGATGTACTCACGATCTACGGTAACAAGATTACCATTGTCGTCGAGGACTTGGGTTTCTGACTTAAAATCGACTCCCAGATCATTAAGCTCGTCTACATGGAACGACTTTTTGGATGTGATCTCGCCATTAAGGCGGCCCATTTTACGCAAAATCCGGGACTTAGCGGCAGCCAGATCTGTTTCGTTCTTAGCCCTGTTTATTTCTTCGACGGCACCAGAAACCCGACGAGAAGCATCAGCCCAAGCATTGGCAACTCGGATGGGGCCATACACATCGGCTCTGCCAAGAGACTGAACCGGTCTGTCGTATCGGATTCCGGGCAATTTCATGAATTAAGACCACCAATTAGCGTTACTACCAGCAGAATATAAAGAGGACGCAGAGCCAGCCAAACTTCCCACAGCACCCGCGGTCGCTTGAGACTTGGCTACCTTGCCTTTCCGTTGCTCCAAATCAGCTCGGGAAGCACCAGAACGGCGCATCCAATCGATGTCCTTGAGGTTCTCTTCTTTCAACCTGTCGAGATACGAAGAAACCGTGCCGGTAAGCTTAGCCCCGCCAGCGGCAGCCCGAGCCTTGGCCAAACCCTCCATCTGGGCATCGGCTGCTTGCTGGCGGCGTACTTCTTCGGCTGTTTCAGCTCTGGCTCTTCTGGCGTTTTCCTTGGCCCTTTTCTCGGCTTCTTTGCCAGATTCATATTGCTGGTAAGCGGATGCAGCCCCCAACACCGCACTAACTATAGGAATAACCGGACCGCCCATTAGTAAACCCTCGCATATAATTCCATATCTTTACCTTCAATGGTGACCTTCCTCATCACCCCTTCGAATTCAAATCCACACACCTTAGCGAATTTTTTGTTTTCTTCTATTTCGACATCCACAAGGGCTTGGAACCTCCGGATATCAAATTTTTCATGCCAAATGTCGCAAAGGGATCTCCCGACTTTTACTACTGAGACACCAAAACCGCGAACATCATCAGAACAGATAACCCATATTGACGCCACCCCGGGGTACAAAATCGATATGCCACAAATAGCCACCGGGTGCCCATCTTTCAGCATAGTCACAGCTTCATCGGTGGTGTCCGCTATGCTATGATTCCAGTATAACACATCTCGCGCTCGACTGGTAATCAATTCTGTGTCTTCTGGTTCGTAATCCCTGAGTTCTATCATAGCGAATCCGAAGAGGTATCTGCGTACAAGGACAGTATGGTTATGGGGAGAGGCAGATCCTGTTCGATAACAATTGTGGCTTCGTTATCGTAGCCCAAATCCCCAGCGTCAACAAGGCCACTGATGGCAGACTCGGGGTAGCCCATGGGAGTAGATGGGTTCCTTTCCGGCGGACGTCTTCCGTTAATAAGAGGAAGGTACGAGTCCAGCATATCCGCATTCACCCGTATGCGCCGCTTCACGTGAGTTCGGCTGTTACCCATGCTATACTGTTGAGCCAGAGGAAGAGTCTCTAGCTTGGGAACAAACTTCAACCCAACACAGATCACTTGAGCCGGGTAATCTATAGTGACCTCTCCGAAAGAAACTACCTTGTTCGGATATACGGCCCCATCCCCCAGTATCTGTACTTCTTTGCCTTCGAGATGTAACAGGCCGGTCACAGTGGTCACGGGCAACCCGAAATCCTGCTCTATCCAAGAATCCATCTGCTTGGACTCGTCGAGCATGAGTTCAATATCGATGTTCCCAGCATCTCTTACGGTGGCCACAAACAGATAAGAGTTGCCTTGGTATTCGACCGAAGCCGCGTCCTTGACCAATCCATCCGTGTTCTGACTGTTCCAACCATAAACCCGATTAGAACGGTCATAGGTTAGTGTGACAAAACCTCCGTTCTCAAGGGGAGCAAGAAGCAGGTTATTTGGGTTCTGCGCCCAGGCAACGTCTCTTATACCAGACTCGGTTATGTGGTTACTTATGAATGTAATATCCTGAGATACCCAAGAGTTCTGGGACCAGTCATATTGGATGGATCGAAGCTTCTTGCCATCCGGGGAAACATACATAACCTGATCACCAATCTGAAGCGAGTCTACTGATTTAGACCCGTAAGTAGACTGGCGGCTGATCTGAATATCCTCGTTCCACATTACGCCATTATTTGACGTACACACAAATTCCGCAGTGGTGGTTCCGATAACGAGGTCTTTAATGCCTTGCATCCAAAGGATCTTGCCCGGATAAGCTATATCCCTGTTGAAAGCAAATTCCGCAGTAGCCCCTGTGGTAAAATCTTCGTAACTATTGGATTTTGAAGCCCAAAACTCAGAGGGTTTGTCGGGCGCTCCGCCCAGCCAAAGACGGCCCTCAGTAAACGTCCCGCAAGAAGGCCAGTTGGTGCCGGTCCAGTTCGATGGTTTGCCGGTGAACGTTACTGCAGCTACAGACCAAACACCGGATGAATACGATAGCTTCTGGGGTTGGACTTCGGGGTGCAACAAATAGATGTCGTTGCTCGTAGGGGACACTGCCCTTTTTATGCCGACCAATTGAGGTTCAGCATAAGGGGAAAGTATCGAAGAATGCTCGACGGTCAGGTTGGATAGATCATAGAAAACAATATTCGACGAGGTTATAAAAATCAGAAAGCTGGTATCATCGGTGGCTACGAAGCCCAGAAGTTTGGCGTCAGACCCGGTTACCCGGCCTATGTGCTGCATCCCAGCTCTTGATACAAGAGGTCCACGGGGGTCAGATCGCATGTTCCTCGCAGTCTTTGCCCCGGATTTGTACGCCTCTGTGTCATTCCTCCCATACATAAAAGGCGAGATCTCGCCCGCCGCAAAACTATTCTGTATGGGGTATAACTTAGGCATTACCTTACCCTCTTATAATAATTCGCCCTCAGTCGATCTCGTTTACCTTGAGATCCATCTACATACATTGCTGTATCGAGTTTCTCTTGATACAGGGAAAACATATCGGCCTGAAGCTGCCTGTTGCCGGTCAGCGGTATCGCCAGTTCGGCAGCAAGGCGAGCAGCCAGAGCCTGAATAAAAGTTGGGTGGAATTTTGAAGGATCTTTTACTCTTTGGATGGCTTTGACGTAGATGATTTTTTCGTCGCAAAGAATCAGATTCCCTTCTCTGCGCCAGTCGAGATCGCCGGATCCATTGGCGTTGTTCGGATCCCTTTGTACTTCAAGGATCGTCAGGATTTCGGTGGGTATTTTGAAAGCAGTTGAATAACCATATGCGGGCGAAGCAGTATCTGCAACAGGGACAAATCGGGTGGTGGCGAATGTCCAAGCTGCTTCCGAAAGAACAGCATCCCGGATGGGAGCATAATTGTCCTTACAAAGAATGGCTTCAATAGAAGAAGAATCATCGATATCCGAAAGGGATATGATACGATTCCCGCCGAGCCAGCTTATCGCCTGATTGCAGATACTTACTTCAGAAGCCATTACTTAGCTCCGGTTTTCGCCGCAGATTTCTGCTCTTCTTTCGGGAAATACATTTCCACGGATTTCACTTTGACCTTAACGGCCATGGCGATTTCCTGAGCGGTCATGCCTTTTTCGATACAACGCAGAATCTGGTTGCGATCGATCCGGTTCGGAGAAGCCTTGTAAGTGGCGTCAAAACCTTCTTGCATTTCTTTAGCCATGATTTACTCCAGTGCCATTGCTGCTTCTTGAGCTGGCGTCAGGTTGTTATTAGACTGAGTAACCCCGTTCTCTCAGAACGTTGGCCAGCTCTCGGGTGAGGGTGTCAACCTCGATAGAGTCCATTCGGAAAGTGTTTTCGATGACAATAGCAATCTCGCCTGCCGCGACGGTAGCTGCGATGGTTTCAGTACCGGCAAGCGTACCAGCCGTAAAATCACCCGGAATCTGGTTCTTCGAGCCTTTGATATAGATGTGGGGCATGACTACCTCCTAAAAAATAGGGGGCCGAAGCCCCCTTGAAGGGTGATATTACAAGATAGCGTCTTTGGCCTTCATGACCACCAGCTGCTCGTCTTCCACGCGAACTGCACCCATAGTCATGTGGGCATACAGACGCCATGCGAAGGAAACAGACGGGTCTTCAGCAACGCGAGCCGTGATATCCTTGTTCACCTGCAGGCCCAGCGCCCGATCAGTCATGAACAGGAGATCTTTAGTGCCGACACCGGCGTTAAGGTCGGCAGTGTCGCCACCGTCCAGCAGGCGGGTTGACGTCACCCAAGTGAAGCCCATCCAGTTCGGAACGATGCCTGAAGCAGTCAGTTTCTGCAGAGCTTCGCGATGAACAAAGTCAGCGGAGGTCTGCTGAGTGAGCTGCATCAGCTTGCGGACCTGAGTCGGGCCGATCACCGCAACCTTCGGCATATCCGGATCGATGTCGTTTTCCATGAACCGCTCCTGAACAGCGGTAATGGTGTCGAAATCGATCGGGGCAGTGTAGGCGCCAACGGACTGGTTGGTGTAGTCGTAGGCCACAGTGGTGCCGTCGCCAATGGTGGCATTTGAAGTCGCAGCCGCGATGATAACATCATCGATCTTGCGCTTCATGGCCATAGCCAGTTCGCGGGTCAGGTTGCTATTCGGATCGACCAGCATCTGAACGATATCTTCCTGTTCAGTAGAATCACCGACATGGTAAGTCTGAGGCAGGGAAACGCGGCGTGACCACGGGGTGTCCTGCACCGGAGTGGAAACCAGACGACCTAACTTGGTGGTGGCCTCGATTGTGCCCAGACGTTCCCAGTTGTGCTTTTCGGACTGGACATTCACTTCCTGCACGAAACCACGGAGTTTGGCTTCAGACTGCTGAGCCAGAAAACGGAGGTTGTTCTGGAACGTCTGTACGTAGACGTTAGAAACTGTATTAGGCATGGGATATTACCCCTAAAATCAATTACTGGATAATGGAGCAACCCGAAACCGGACCCCTAACTAAAAAGGCAGGAGGACCATATGGCTACCCTCCAGATACTCTAATTATAGCACACGCATAACCACGTGTCAAGCACCGACACCAGCCATCAGATCGCCCATATCATGAGAGGAATCCGGATTAGCCAGCTTCATAAGTTCCACCACCTTCTTAACCGCTTCCTTATGCTGGGGGTCGTGGGCATTCCAGTACGGGTGTTTGCGGTTCGCCATGATCTCGTTCACCCGTTCAGTGGCCTCAGCGGGCGACATCAGTGTGGACTTGCCAGAAATGTTCGGAGAATTGATCCCCTCAGAACCAAGCTGTGTGCCCACCTGATACAGCCATTTGTATACCTCACCGTCAACACTGTTATTTTCGATGGCGTCGATCAGAGCTTGAGGGGCACCGGTTTCTTTGGCCACTGCCTTGGCCGCATTCACCCGCTCATCAAAGGCCATGCCCCACTCTTGTTTCAGGGTTTGCATGGACTGCTGGGTTTTCTCCTGCTGCTGCTGGATACCCTGAGCATCGGCCTGCAGCACTTCAGCCATAAAGCCTCTGAACTGATCGTTCGTAACCCCGTGTTTGTGGGCAACTTCACGAAGGAAGTTAACCCGATCTTCAGGCAACTGCAGCCCCTCTACTTCGGGAATTTCATACTCTTCCGGCTTTTCGGGCATGCCCAGAGTGCGGAAGAATTCTTTCGACTGATTTTCGTCGCTGAAATCAGGGCGAATCATCAGCTCCGGAACCCTTGACTGGAGCTTCTGAATGAATTCAGCCCGCTGTTCTTCTGAGGCTTCCTCACTGGGGATCCGAATAGAATTGCCCACGTAGGCTTGGGTGTCCACGAATGACTTGGCCAGAGTGCCGATATCTTTGAAGTCGGCCAGAGCCGGTGAGTTGCGGATGTCTTCCGGCAGCATGGAGCGCCAATCAGAAGACTCTCCCCCTGTCGACGCCTGCTGTCCTTCCGACGGCTGTCCGCCGGGAACACCACCTTCGCTACCCGGTTCTTCGTTGCGGTATGTCTGGCCATTCAATTTTGAAATCATGCGCAGGTTCATAATCATTCTCCGTGCTTTTCAACAACGTCTTTGATCCACAACACGAGTGCTCTTTGGCCCTCTAAAAATGCGGTGTGATATGGATCGTCTTTTGAGTATGAGATTGTCATAACATACTCCTCGATCAGCAGATCCAAAGCGTCTTTGCCAAGATCACTGCTGAAAATAGCGATCAGCGGCATGAACCGCTTCTTTGCTTGCTCAATAGCAAGTTCCGCCTTTTTACTGTCCATTCTCGGCCTCCATAGCATTCTTCATAGCAACAGACCCATCCTTTGCTGCAGCCATACCCTCTTTAAGCTGTTGCATCTGAGCCATCTGGGCTTCTTGTTGTGCCCGAATCTTGCGAGTCTTCGAAATTGTCTTCTCATCATTGACCAGCGTGGCAGGCACTCCGGCAAGCTTGGCCGATTCTTGGACGATCCGGTCGAAATCCGGAATGTCCATTACTTCCGGCTTGATTTCGGCCAACTGGGCTACCGACATCACCCACTGTTGAACAGCGTGGAGTCGCTGGGTCTTCTGAGATCGCGGCAGCGGACCTGTGTATTCGATATCCATTTCAGACTGCGAGTCAATCACGACCTGAGGAATTTCCGGGAGTTTGCCTGCGCGGAACAGGGTGTTGAAGGTCCGCTTGAGCATCGGATCAAGGAAATCGTTCTTCAAACGACCAAGCGTGGGACCAAGCAGCCGCTGCATAAGCTCGTAACGGATCTCGGCTTCCGTGGCCGTCATTGCCGGGGAATCTTTGAGCTGGAGCTGGTCTACCCTGTAAGTGCGTCGGATGGCCTCCT